CCGCTTCTGAACTGATCGCGCCGACGTTGCCCGCCACGGCACTACTACCGATCCCCGCGAGCGCGCCCGCCCAGCCGCCGCCGCCGCCGGCAAACGCGCCGGCAATCTTCGCGGCGATGCTCACGGCCCACCGGGCAACCGCATCCCAGACCGGCGCGAGAATCTCCTGCGTAATGGCATTCAACAGACTGACGCCGATGCCCTTCAGCGCCCCCATCACCCCGCCGCCGCCCGTGAAGGCGTCAATGAATAGCTGCGGAATGCGGGACAACGCCTGCGAGAGATCGTCGGTGATGCGCTGCGAGAGCGTCTTCACGCCGTCGATGACGTGATTGAACACCGTCGGCATCCCGGCCATCGCGCCCATCGTGCCGACCACTTGGCCCTTCAGGTCGAGCATCTTGCCTTCGAGCGTGCCCGTAAAAAACGCGGTGCGCTTCGAGATTTCCCCGGCCCCGTCCGCGACCTTGCCATACCGCTGAAACTCGAACGTGTCGCGCGCGAGCTGCCCGTTCAGATCGCGGCTCACCTCCAGCAATTTCTTCTTAGACTCGGCCAGCTTCTCGGTCGCCTCTTTCGCTTTCTTCTGGCTCTCGGTGTTGACTTTTTGGATGTACTCGAACTCTTTCATCTGCGCGGTTGTGAAGATCGTGTCGTCCGCCAGCTCCTTGAACGCGCCCGCGACGAGCTGGATGTCCTTGCCGGGTTCGTCCATCCCGGTCCCACCTTCGGCGTTGGCGAGCGCCTTCCAGAGCGCGACGACCGCATTCGCCGTACCACCCTTAAACCCGCGCCACATGTAATCGAAGGCATCGCCCACGGCGTCGAGGTTCTGGACCGTCTCGTCGGACATGCCCACGCTGGCGTCTTTTACGTCATCGAAGCCGCGCTTAATCGTGGGCAGGATCTCCGCGCCGTTCTTCCCGAACAGCGCCATCGCGAGCGCGACCTGTTGCGTGGGATCTTGGACCGCGCGCAGTGCATCGGCGATCTCCATGAACAGCCGATCGGGCTCGAGCCGCACGAGGTCTTCAACCTTCAGGCCCATCTGTGCGAGCGCGTGAACCGCCGCCTTGTCGTCGCCAATCAGCCGCTTCTGGAGTTGGTTGATCGCCGTGGACATCTGCTCGATGGTGTTCCCGGCGTCGTCGCCTGCGATTTGCAGTTTTTGCAGCCCTTGAATCGACAGGCCGGTTTTGTCGTGGAGTTTGACGAGGGCGTCCGCGTCGGCCAGGATCTCCTTTCCGAAGGTGACAATCTGGCTCACGCCAAACCCGATCCCAATCGCCGCGCCGAGCGACTTCGCGCCAGCAATCAGCTTGTCGAAGTTGCCTTCGACCTTACTCATGGACTCTTTAATTTCGGAGGTATCCGCGAGCACGCGCACAATCAGCGCCGCGATAGGGGAGGCCATTAGCGGGTCTGCGGTCCTAACCGCGCTTGGAGTTCTGCTTGAACAGCAAAGACCATTGTGGTCATCGGTGTGGGTGTCACATCGGCGGCACTCTGAGCCGCGTCAATTGTTTGTTTCGCGCGCGCGTAGCTGCGATATTCCAGAATCGTAAACACCAGATCCGCATCGCCATCCTCTAACTCTCGGACGGCCTGCGACGGGAGACACCCGAACTCCTCACAAATGCGACTGACGATCCATTCGCCCGGTGGCGGTGTGCCTGGATCGCCATCCAGCGCCAACTGCAACCGGACTAGCCGTTTTTTCGCTCATCCTCCGAGCGGGACACGATGCTGAGGTCGAGAATCTGCTCCCGCGCCCAGCTCGCCGTGTCTTCGTCCAGATCGTCCACCTCGTCCGGCGTCGGATGCCCCTGCCCGTACGACCACGTCTTGATCCCGGCGCGGAGCAAGACGCCCGTGTCGTACTGCCCGCGTCGCTGCGCCTTCTCGGCTTCGACGGCGGCGAGCAGTTCCGGCGTCAGGGTTTGCTTTTGCATCATCCCGACGAGCTCGGCCCCGTAGGCTTTCGCCAGTGAGGCCCCATCGATCTGCGTCGCCCGGCGCGCTTCTTCGAGCTTGCGCCACGGCAGGCGCCGGAACTCGAACCAGACGCCCGCCTCCGTCGGATGATCGACCCGCTTGAGTACCTGCCCGACCAGCATTACGCCTCCGTGACCGTGCCCGTCGGTTGCAGCACGACTTCGTACATCGTGTTGCTATTGAGCGACGGAATCCGCTTGTAGCTTTCGATGAGGGTTTCGACACTCGTGGTCTTGGTCGAACCCCAGGTGATCTTCAGCGTGCGCGACACGCCCGTCTGCGAGTTGAACACCACGTTCGGGCCAGTCGACGCGGTATCGTCGTAGAAGCCCTTCAGCGTGATCTTTTCCATCTTCTTAATGCCGGTGGACAAGAACTCTACCCACGAGTCGCCGAAGCTGTGCGACTCTTGAAGAATCAGATTCACGTCCGCGACGCTGATCTCGCGGACATACGGCGTCATCACTTGCAGCGAGCCGCCGTCGCTGACATCGAACTCCACGATCACGTTGGAACTGTTGTAATTCGCCATCGCTCTCCTCTATGGGTTCCGCTTGAACCCGATCATAAAAGTCACGGAACCCGAGCCAGTTACATCCCACGAGCACGCCAGATAGCGATTGACGGTGCCGCTCACGGTCTTGCGCTCAGCGGTAATGCCTGACACCGTCGCAAAGGTGATCAGGTCCGCATACCCGGAATCGTCGGTGTCGTGCAGTACCTTGAACACCACGCTCGAAAAGCCTGAATACGCGACGACGTGCAGGAAGCCCGATCCGCCGTTGCTGCTCAGAGCTAAGTCGTCAATCGAATCCGCCCCGGTACTGTCGCCGTCCGAGGTGCGCGCCCCGAGCGCGTGCAGGATGACGCCTTCTTCCACAATGCCGCTGCCGCTGTGCGAGGCGTTCGCGCGATGCACCGCGTTGAGGCTGGCGATCCGTTCGTACTTGCTCTGAATCGTCCCCGAGAACCCGACGAACTTCTTACCGACCGTGTTGCCTTCCACGGTGTAGGACAGCACGCGCGAGGTACCCGCCAACGTGACGAGCGCGGTATTGACGCTGTCGGCCGTGTCGTCGAAGAACCCGCCCTGTGAGATGGACGCGCGCGAGACGCCGACTGGCGAGAACTCGTGCCACGCATCGCCGAGGCTGGTCGTGTTCTCCAGCACCGTGCTCAGGTCTTCCGTGATCGTCGTGGTCTGCCCCAGCAGTGAATACCCGCCGACGAGCAAGAATCCGACATCTTTTGAGCTGTAGACAGCCATTAGCTCTCCAAGACCTGAATGGCAAACGGCGTGATCAGGTGCCGCGTGGCGACGCCATCAATGTCGATGTAGGCCCACCGGATCGGCTCGCGCACGAGATTGATCACCGTGAAGTCCCCGACGAGTGACACGCCGACGTGATGCAGGAGTTCGGTCGCTTTGTCCGCAATCGTGATCGCTTCCTTGTCGCCTTCGTACTGGCTGTAGATGTTCAAGTCGAGATGACAGATCGCGCCGATCTTCCCGAAGGTGTCGAACGGTTCCTCGGGCGGTTCCCCCGGCGTGATCCACGTCACCGGGAACGTCGTCGGCTGCTCCACGTCATTAAAGACGGCGGAGAGGTCCGTGAACGCCGTGACATTCAGCGCGTCATACACGCCATCGATCACCGCGTTCAGCGCGACCTTGCCAGTGGTCACAGGAAACGGCCCCCAGGCATTGCCATCTGTTCTTCAATCACGCGCCCCGCGCGCCGGCAGCGATCGAGAAAGGCGCCTTCCTCGGCGCGGACAGCGGGCTTGGCGAACGGATGCGCGCCGGCCGGATGCGGCCCGCCGTGTCCGAACTCAATCAGGTGCCCGATCTTCGTCGGCACATGGAGGCGGGCGCCGTTCTTCGTCAACGCACTACCGCCGCGCCCCGGTATAGCGACGTTGAACCCCGCGCGAATCCCGACGCGCGCCTCCCCGGTGCGGCTGTTGAGCGTCGCGCCGAGGGCGCGCTTCAGTGCCCCCGTCTGAAAACCCTTCCCCGGTACGAGGCTGCTCGCCGCTTGCCCCGCAATCACTTGGGCGGTTTCGAGGGCCGCGCCCGCCATCGCATCGCGGGTCACATCCGGCAGCTTCTTGAAGGCCGCACGCATCGCGGGGAGGCCGTCGATCTGAACGGAGAATTGGTTCGCCATCAGATCACCTCCGCGCAGTCCATCTGCATCCACTGCCGCCCGCCATCCACCGCCTGCACGCCATGTATCTCCAGCGTCTTCGTGGTCGTCGAGAGGAACGGCACCCACGTCAACCGCATCGCGGGAGTCACGTCCGCCCGATACCGCGCCGTGACCCGATACGTGAGCAGCGCGCCCATCGAGGCCGCCTGGATGCGTTCGGCGGTGGTCAGCGGGACGACGGCGGCCCAGACAGTCGCGAACGCCCCCCAGGTCGTCACGCGGCCCCCTTGGCCATCCGCCGTCACCGCTTTCTGTTGAATCGTCACGCGCTCCTTCAGTTGCCCGATGTACGCCAACTCAAACCACCTTGAACGGCCAGAGCAGCGAATCGACCGCGATCGGGATTTGCGTCACGAGATTGCCGACGTTCACCGGCTCGCGCCGGTCGTACCAATGGGCCACGAGTAACTTGATCGCCGCCCTGATCGCTTCCGGCACATACCCACCGCTCGCGCCGTAGCCACAGACACAGCGCACCGTGACCGCGTTGATCACGCTGCGGGTCTGCGGATAGATCCCGCCGTAGATCGGTTCAATCTCCGCAGGCGCGGCGTGTGGGCCGGTCGGCAGGCTCGTCGTATAGAGCGCACTTGACCAGGTCGTGCTGGTGCCATCCGTCGCCGTGTACGTCACGCTGGTGATCGAGGACACGGGCGGATACGGCAGGACGATCCGGCCGCACGGAAAGGCGTCGCGCTTGTCGTCCCAGGTCTGACTGATAAACGCGCGGTGCGTAAGGTTCTGGGCGTATTCGGTGGCGCCTTGAATCAGCGATTCAATCAGCGCGTTATCCTGATCGACTTCGACGCGGAGGTGAGCCTTGGCCTCAGCGACCGAGACCGGCTGGAGCGCCGGAGGCGAAACGAGGAATAAGGCCATTAGTAACCAAGGGCGTAATACAGATCGATGCCCACAGACGCACTCGCCACGCTGTTGCCGGTAATCACGAGCGTCAACGTGTCCGTCTCATCGACCACCGGATGCAGCGACGTGCTCGAATAAATCAAGAGCGTTTGTTCGGACGCGACCGCGCTGCGATTCATCCCCAACCCGAGCAGGACATCGATCCCGTTCTGATCGAACACCTGCACGTCGTAATTGCCCGTGGGGCCGCCCGAGGTCGGCGACGCCGACGCCGATGGACTGAGCGAGGTGGACGGACTCACCGAGGCCGATGGACTCACCGAAGTCGTGGGCGAGATCGAGGTCGATGCCGACGGTGACACCGAGGCCGAGGGCGACCGCGAACTAGACGGCGAGATCGAGGCCGAGGCCGAGCGCGAAGCCGACACCGACGCGGACGCCGACAGCGACGCCGACACCGAGGGCGACAGCGACGCCGACGGCGAACGTGAAGTCGAGGTGCCTGATGTCGGACTGACTGAGGCGCTCGCGCTGTTCGACGGACTCACCGAGGCCGATGGACTGACCGACGCCGAAGCCGACTGCGACGCCGACCGCGAGGCCGAGATGGACGCCGACAGCGACGGACTCAGGCTGGTCGACGGACTCACCGAGGTCGACGGGGAGACCGAGGCGCTACTAGATGCGCTGGCCGATCCCACCGCGCCGGGATTCGTGACCAGCTTCAGTAGCCGCCCTTCGAAAGCTTCCGTGAGGGTGGTTGATGGGAATGATCCGGTACTGGCATCGCCCACGCAGGCGAAGGACCAGTGCCGGATATTGTTCCCCTTGACGTGAGACGCCGCGATCGTGCCTGCCAAGGCTTAGTCCGTAATCGCAGCCGGTGGCGTGGCCTTCTGATAGTTCGAGTGAATCAGCACTTCCGCGCTCGCCAGGTTCGTCGCCTGGCTGGACGCCCCGAACAACAGATACACGCAGTCGTAGCCCTCGGTCAGCGCGGCCGGGTCCACTTCGATGACGACGATCTTGTTTTTGATGTCGTTCGTGACCGTGTAGCTCGCCGCATCGGTCTGCTTCACCAGCGTGTCGGAGGTCGCCACGTCTTCATTCGCCCAGATTTGCGAGACGGGGCCGGCGGCATTCGTGCCCGCCGCCACATCGGTCGCCTGCTTGAGCGAGATCGAAGTCGCGTGTCCGACCGCCTGCGTGAGATGCACGATGAAGGTCGCGCGGATGGCGTTCTTCAGCGAGACCACGTCGGTCGTGATCGCGCCGTTGGTCGTCTTTGGTTCCGCCACCTGGACGAGCTTGTTTTTCGATACGAGGTTAGTCCATGCCATCAGTTCAACTCCTCTTAGCGCGCGGCCAAGGTGACAAACGGTGACAACGTCGTCGCCGCGGTGGCTTTATATGGGGTGATGGCGCTCGCCAGCTTCGGCTTGCCGATGATCGGGTAGACCCACCGGAACGCGCGCTCGTTGTAGAGGAACCGGACGTGCATCGAATCCGCCGAGGTCATCGCTTTCGAGATGACCGCGTATTCCGAGAAGTCCGCGAAGATGATGTCCCCGACATCACCGAGGCCCGAGCACTGCTCGAGCACGTTCACCGGGCGACCGAGCAAGGTGCCGTAGGGCGCCGAGCTGAGGCCGTTGGGCTGCATGTAGACGAGCTGCCCGCCGGCCGTGCCGACCGCGACCGACATCGTCCAGAGTTGCGGCAGGACTTCGAGGTTGACGTACCATTCCGCCTTGCCGACGTTACGCGGCAACATGCGGGTATACATCTTCAGCACGTTCTCGGCCTTGACCGTGTCGTTCGTCTGGGCCGTTTCCTTCGCCTGCGAGACCGTGCACGCCGCGTTGAAGATGCCGAGGTTCTGGCCGGCGCCCGTGCCCCGGAGCACTTCGTCATCGAACTTGAACGCGAACTCGGACGCGAACCCCTTCTCGAAGATGGACTGGAGCAGCGTCGCGTCCCGGAGCGAGCGCTCCGAGGCGTAGCCGATGCCCATCATGTCTTCGAGGCGAAGCTCGAATTTCCCGAACGCCGGCTTGGACGCGGTCACCGTGGCCGCTTCGGCCGAGCGGTAGACCTGGACGCCGCCCCACCGCGATCCGGTCGCGCGTGAGGTCTCGTCGATGTAGGGCGCCTCGATGCCGTCGTTCCCCTCACCGATCGGGAAGACATCGCACTTGCCGAGGAGTTGGCTGGCTTCCTGCGCCTTGTTCAGCAGCGAGGTATTCCACTCGTTGCGAACCAGGAATCCGCCGTCCGCTGAATTGCCCGATGAGGCCCCGGAGGCCGCGAACAGTTCCGCCTTGACGTGGGCCGGGATGAGGTGCGAGTGACCCGGCATCGCCGCGTAGGCGACCCCCTGGAGGAACTCGCCGAAGGTGACGGGCCGCTCCGTGGCGTGGTCGATGCCCACCTGGAGGCGAGCCGCGGCCGCCAGTTCTTCGGCCTGATACCGTTCTGCGCGCGCGAGGTCGGCGGTAATGACCGCGGCTTCCTCGGTGAGCGTGGTCAGTTCGGCGTCGATGGCGTCGAGCCGGGCGGTCTGCTCGGCCGTGCGATCTTTCGCCGCGACGGGAATCTTCCGCGCTTCGGCCTTGAGCTTCTCGCGCGCCGCGTCGTGATCCAGCTTGGCCTGTTTGAGTTCATTGAGCTTCGATGCCATCTCGTCTCCTTCGGGCTGAAACACAAAAAGCGCGCTATCGGTCACGGAGGCGCACATCTGGCGCTCGCGATCGACAACGCGCTTTCAACGGAAAGCCGCGACTGTCTGAGTGTTAGATTACGGGGCGGGCGAGGGTTCTGTGTTTTTGGAGTTTCTAAAGGAGCGATCGACGCACTGGCGGATCAGCACGGACACATGGGTCCGGCGTGTCCGTGCCATCCGGCACAGCGCATCGTACTGATCG